ACGGCTTTAATTGCTATGAAATCTACTCAATTAAAAATTAGTAGAAAATGGAATAGCATGATGCAAAGTATCAAACTCAAGGGTAAGAATGGTATGTTCACCCCAGCTTCTTTTAGTCACGAATACTTATTGAAAACTAATCAACAATCTAACGATAAAGGTAGTTGGTTTGGTTGGGAGATAAGTAAAGTGGGACCTATAGAGAATGCTGATCTTTATCAACAAGCAAAAAGTTTTGCTGAAAGCATCGGTAAAGGAGATGTGCAAGTAAAACATGGTGAAGAACAAACAGGTGAAGCATCACATTACTAGAATCCTAGGTAGTGGGCGTCTAAGCGAGAGTGGATACGCCCACTTTTATTTCGCATGGAAGAAAAATTTGTTAAAATTTTTGATGGATTAAAAAGAGATTATGGCTACGCAGAGATCAGTAACGGTTACAAAGATACAACCACAGGAAAGTTTAAAGTAAAACACGGTTGGGCAGGCAAACCTCTTTCTAATTCAGATTATGTAGACCACCTTAGTGGTCGAAAGTCTATAGGTATACAACCTTGTGACGACAATGGCATGGTTAATTTTGGTGCTATAGATATAGATTCAAAAGCATATCAAGATTTTAGTCCAAGAAAATATTTAGAGATAATTGAAAAAAATAATTTACCAGTAATTCCTGTTAGATCTAAAAGTGGTGGACTACATTTATACATTCATACAAAAGAAAAAGTCAAAGCTAGCTTTTTAAGAAATTTTTTAGACAAACTATTATATACATTAGAATTAAATCCAACAACTGAAATATACCCAAAGCAAACGGAACTTGGAACAGGGCCAGATGGTAGTTTTACAAACGGTAACTTTATAAACTTACCTTATTACAACAAGACAGAAAGAGTTGCTTTAAATTTAAATGGTCAAGAGTTTTCTTTTGATCAATACATTCAAGTTGTAGAGGCAAATTTAAAATCAGAAAAAGAATTAAATGAATTTATAGATGCGCACATAACTAAAATATTAATGGGTGGTGCTGAAGAATTTAATGATGGCCCTCCATGCCTACAAGCAATATCAAAAACAATTGATGACAGTAATAAATTACCAGATGAAAGAGATAGATTTTTATTTAATTACATGGTGTTTTGTAAAAAGAAATACCCAGACCTTTGGGAGAAAAGAGTTTTAGAGGGTGCAAGAAAATATATTTTATACGATGAAGAGTGGGGTGATAAAAAGGTTTTAGATAAAATAAAATCCTGGCGTAAACCAACCGCAGGACATCTTTGTGATCAAGACCCGATTAGAAATTTTTGTATTAAATCAGAGTGTGCCAAGAGACAGTTTGGATACATGTCAGACAAACAAAAGAAGTTTCCACAACTATCTGCTTTAATTAGAATTGATTATCAACCTGAGCCAGAATTTAGATTTACAGTTCACTTCAATGACAAACAAGATGGAGAGATGAGTAAACAAGTAGTGGCAAGAGACATTAATTATTTAATGGATATGGAGAAATGTAGGAGATTGATAGGTGCACATACACCGATAGCACCACCTAGAATTAAACAGGATGAATTTCAAAACATAGTAGAAAAATTAAAAGAAACAGAGACAGTGCAGCCACCTCCAGCAGGGACGTCGCCAAAAGAAATACTACACAAATATTTAGAAGAACACATACACGGTGTTCCAGCGATTAGTGCAACATCATTTAGTAGTGGGTCCATATTAAAAGAAGAGGGCTTTGCATATTTTACCATGGAAGTATTTTTTAATTATTTAAAAAATAAAGAATGGAAGATGAAGTATGAAAAAACTGGTAGAATGTTGATAGAAGAATTCAAAGCTGAGTTAGGATATTTAAAAAGGTATCCTAAAAAAGATACAGATAAAAAATCACATAACCCAATTAGATGTATTAAAATTCCGATGTCCTTCTTTGAAAGAAATGAGGAAGAAGTGGAGATCATAGACATGAAAAATAAAGAGGACATACTTTGATAAAAAAATTTTATGGGCCACCAGGCACAGGTAAAACAGAAAAGTTAATAAGAAGAGCTTTGGCTTATGTGAGGTCCGGCACTGATATAAAAAACATTGGATACTTTGCATTTACAAAGAAAGCAGCCAACACTGCTAAAGAAAGAATGTTAAATAAAAATAGACAGTTTCAAAAGAAAGATCTTAAATACTTTCAAACACTACACTCTTTAGCTTTCCATACCTTAGGACTAAAAGAAGAGAATGTTATGCAAGATTATCATTACGATGACATAGGAAAAATTTTAAGTATAAGTGTGAAGGCAAAAAGAGATTTAGATTCGTCACCTTACTTAACCTGTGATAACGAATACTTTCAAATCATATTAAAATCTAGAGAAAAAAATATAAAAGTTTGGGATGAGTATTGCACGGCTGAATATAATAAGGACATAAACCCTGGTATATTAAAACATATAGCTGCTAATTATTTTAAATATAAAAAAAATAACGCTTTGATAGACTACACAGATATGATCCATCAATTTATTGAGAAGAAACATTTGTGTCCTAAGTTTGACGTGGTGTTCATAGATGAAGCACAAGACTTATCACCGATACAGTGGATGATGTATGATATATTAAAAGCTAATACAAAAGATATGTATCTAGCGGGTGATGATGACCAGGCTATATACGCATGGGCAGGTGCAGATGTTGATAGGTTTATACAAGAGCCAGCCAAAGAAGTAGTATTAAAAAAATCAAGAAGAGTTCCAGTTAAAATTCAAGAGGTATCTAATATTGTAATTAGTCGTATCGAGGGACTAAGAGCAGATAAAGTATATCACCCAAAGAATGAAGAGGGTTCATCAATTAAAATTAATAACTTAGAAAATGTAGACTTATCAAAAGATAATTGGTTAATTTTAACCAGAACAATTAACAAATCTATAGAAATAGCAAAACAAATAAAACAAAAAGGTTTTTTATTTGAAAATAAATATATTAAAAATTTTAATACAAAGCTGCACAAAGCAGCGGTGTATTATTCTAGATGGACAGACGGTGAAGATTTAGAACAAATACAAAAAGAAGATGTAGAAGACTATATGTCAGAGGATAATTGGAATGAATTAGTCCCATGGTATGAAGCTTTTGATAAAGCAAACCTTGAAGATAAAAATTACATACGATTACTACTATCAAACAAAGAAAAATTAACAGAAGATCCAAGAATAAAAATATCTACCATACATGCAGCGAAAGGAGGAGAGTGTGAAAATGTAATATTAGTGTTGGATAACGCTAGGAAAATTAGAGAAGGTGTGTTAAAAAGTAGTAAAAAAAGAGATGAAGAACACAGAGTCTGGTATGTAGGTATAACCCGTAGTAAAAATAATTTATACTTAATGCGAGCAAAAATAGAAAGGCACGGTTATAATTTATGACACATAAAGATATATTTGAAGAAGCATTTCCACAGTTTACTCAGGTAGGAGGGAACCATTACACCAAGTTTCCTATCCAACCGTATGAGTTTATCTCTAAAAATAATCTTTCGTTTTTTCAAGGTAACGTTATTAAATACGTTTGTAGGTATCAGCGTAAAGGAGGAGTAGAGGATCTTAAAAAAATTGTTCACTACTGTCAGCTAGAGATGTTAAAATTAAAAGATCAAAAAAAATGAAAGTACCTATATTTGAGGCACAAACAGAGTGGATAGAACCAGAAGAATATCCAGATCTAAGATCATATGATGAGATAGCAATTGACTTAGAGACTAGGGATCCAGAGTTAAAGACAAGAGGATCTGGTTCTGTTATAGGTTTAGGAGAGGTTGTAGGTATAGCTGTTGCTGTGCCTGGTAAGAAATTTTATTTTCCAATTGCTCATGGCTCTGGACCCAACATGGATAGAGACAGAACACTAGAGTGGTTTAAAGATATTTTACTATCAGACGCTACAAAAATTTTTCATAACGCAATGTACGACGTATGTTGGATTAGAAAATTAGGTTTAAAAATCAATGGTTTAGTCGTTGATACAATGATAGCCGCATCTTTAATAGATGAAAACAGATTTAAATATGATTTAAATAGTTTGTCTTGGGACTATCTTGGTTTTGGTAAGTCCGAGGCAGCATTAAACGAAGCTGCAAAGTCAAGAGGACTAGACCCTAAAGCTGATCTATGGCAGCTGCCAGCCATGGAGGTGGGATCTTACGCTGAGAAAGATGCAGAGCTTACACTAGAACTTTGGCAAGTTTTTAAAAAAGAAATTATTTATCAAGATGTTGAATCTATATTTAATTTAGAAACTGATCTTTTTCCTTGCCTCGTTGATATGCGTTTCTTAGGGGTGAGAGTAGACGTAGAGCATGCTCATAAATTAAAGCAAGACCTAGAATACCAAGAAAACTTATTACTGAAACAAATAAAAAAAGAAAGTAACATAGATGTTCAAATATGGGCAGCAAGATCGATAGCCACAGTTTTTGACAAATTAAAATTACCTTACGAACGAACAAAGAAAACACAAGCACCTTCTTTCACAAAAAATTTTTTACAAGAACATCCTCATCCTGTTGTTAAACAAATAGCAAAAGCTAGAGAAATAAACAAGGCTCATACTACATTTATTGATACTATAATTAAATACGAACATAATGGTAGAATTCATGCAGAAATAAATCAAATAAGATCCGATGCTGGAGGTACGGTAACAGGTAGGTTTAGTTATAACAACCCTAATTTACAGCAACTCCCTGCAAGGAACAAGGATCTAGGACCTATGATTAGGTCTTTATTCTTACCAGAAGATGATTGCACTTGGGGATGTTTTGATTACTCACAACAAGAACCAAGACTAGTTGTGCACTATGCTTCTTTGCATAAATTTCCAACCGTTTATGATGTAATAGACGCATACGAAAATGATTCGTCAACAGACTTCCATCAAACCGTGGCTGACATGGCTAAGATTCCAAGAGATCAAGCTAAGACAATAAACTTAGGTTTGTTTTATGGAATGGGTAAAGCTAAACTCCAGGCTGAATTAGGAGTATCAAAAGAAAAAGCAGCAGAATTGTTTGACCAATACCATGCG